TTACACTCCTCCTCCTGTTAGCACAATAGGCGAAGGTTCAAGTTTACCTGGTGGTGAAGTAAGTTTAAACCAAATAATGGGATTAATGAGTGCTAAATAATGGCTATAAGAATTCAAAATAAAAACCCATTAGATATCAACAAACGAGTTGCTGTTGGAGTGTCTATTCCTTTTAACAATAATTCAGTTTTTACTTCAACTTACACTACAATTGATCAAACTAAATACAACATTATTAACTATTTACTAACTAATAATGATGAACGAGTATTAAACCCTAATTTTGGGGCTAATATAAGAGCATTTTTATTTGAGGATATAACTGAACCTAATTTAAGAGCTTTAGAAATGAAGTTACAAAATGATATACCTTTATATTTTTCTAATGTAAAAATAACAAGATTAAATTTTATACCTTTATATGATTCTAACACAGTTCAATTAAATATAGATTTTAATGTTTATGAAACTCCTCAAAATATTCAAATAACATTCTAATAATGGCTACTGAAAATAGAGATATAAAATATTTAAATAAAGATTTTGGTGAATTAAGAAGTTCACTTATAGAATTTGCTAAAACTTATTTTCCAAGTACATATAATGATTTTTCTCCATCATCCCCTGGAATGATGTTTATGGAAATGTCAGCGTATGTTGGTGATATTTTATCATTTTATCTTGACAATCAAATTCAAGAAAATTTTATTCAATTCACTCGTCAACAAAATAATCTCTATACATTAGCTTATATGCTTGGTTATAGACCTAGAGTAACCAAAGCTGCAATAACTACTGTAAATATTTATCAAAAAGTACCCTCTTTACTCTCAGGTAGTACATATGTACCTGATTATAGATATGCTTTATTACTAAAAGAAAATACTTCTTTAAAATCTAATTTAGTTGGAGTATCAAATTTCTTAATACAAGATAGTGTAGATTTTTCCTATTCTAGTTCTCAAGACCCAACAGAAGTTACTATATTAACTATTAATAATAGCTCAGGAATTGTTGAAGAATTTTTATTAAAAAAGAGCCGCACAGCAATATCTGCTAATATATTATCAACTAATTTTACTTTTGGTTCCCCAGAACGTTTCCAAACTGTTGAGATTAACACTTCAGATATTATTCAAGTGTTGGATATTATGGATAGTGATGGTAATGAATGGTATGAAGTACCATATATGGCTCAAGAAACAATTTTTGATACTATTAAAAATACTAATCCAAACGATCCTAATAATTATCAAGATGCTGGTGAGGTTCCTTATTTATTACAATTACAAAAAGTACCACGTAGATTTGTAACTCGATTTACTTCTCCAACTACTCTTCAAATACAATTTGGTGCTGGTACCAATACTCAAAATAATGATGAAGAAATTATACCTAACTCTGATAATGTAGGTTTAGGACTTCCTTATAAACGTTCATTATTAACAACAGGTTTTGCTCCTGCTAATTTTTTATATACAGATACTTATGGTATTTCTCCTTACAATACAACATTAACTGTTCGTTATTTAGTAGGAGGAGGAGTTACATCTAATGCACCTGTTAATTCTATATCTACTATTGTTAATATTGATAACATTAAATTTCAAACAAATAATCTAGATCCTATTTTAGCCCAAGATGTATTTAATTCAGTAGCTGTAAATAATACTATAGCAGCTGATGGAGGACAAGATGGTGATACACCTGATGAGATAAAATTTAATGCTTTAACAACATTTGCTACACAATTAAGAACAGTAACACAAGATGATTACTTAGTTAGAGCATTAAGTATGCCTTCTCAATATGGTACAATAGCTAAAATATATATTGAACCAGAAAAATTAGAGAACATATTACCTGGACAAATCCCATCAGTTTTAAATCTATATGTTTTATCTTTTAACTCTGACAAAAAGTTAAAATTTGCTTCAACTGCTTTAAAACAAAATTTAGCAACATATCTTTCCCAATATAGAGTTATAAATGATTCTATAAAAATTAAAGATGCATTTTTTATTAATATTGGTCTAGATTTTGATATAGTAGTACTACCAGAATATAATAATAGTGAAGTAATATTTAATTGCATTCAAGCATTAAAAGATTATTTTCAAATTGATAAATGGCAAATCAATGAACCTATCTTACTAAGAGATTTATATATTCTTTTAGATAAAATAGATGGTGTTCAAACAGTTAAAAACATTAATATCACTAATAAAGTAGGTTCAGACTTAGGATATTCTGGGTATGCTTATGATGTAAAAGGAGCAACTATTAATAATGTTATTTATCCTTCACTTGACCCAATGATTTTTGAAATAAGATTCCCAGATACTGATATTAAAGGACGTATAGTACCTTTATAATTTTTATATTTATAATAAAAAATGGCAGTTTATAAGATATTTCCCGTTAAAGACGCTACCATTTACTCTTTATACCCTAGTAAAAACACAGGGCTAGATGAGATATTAGAAGCTTCTACTAATTTAGACATTTCAGGCACACCACAGACTAGTAGATTTCTAGTTCAATTTTCTGATACTGAGATAAATGATATTATTACTAATAAAATTAGTAGCTCAACATGGCAAGCTAATTTTAAAGGATACGCTGCTGTTTTAAATGGCTTAAATCTTACCACTACACTTGGTTTTTATCCCATATCTGGATCCTGGAATATGGGTACAGGTAGATATAACTATAACCCAGAATATAATGATGGAGTAAGTTGGGGCTGGAGATCATACTCAGGTAGTAACACTTGGTCCACTAGTGGATTCTCATCATTTGTGACTGCTTCTTACTCTGGCTCATCAGGTGGTGGTACTTGGTATACTGGATCTTCTAACACTACTGTTTTACCTATATTTTCAACCCAAAGTTTTGGATACTTTGACTCAGGTGATATTGATGTTAATGTCACAAATATGGTCAAAGCATGGCTTAGTGGTTCTATAATTAATAATGGTTTTATAGTTAAACAAGAAGCTGAATTTGTAGACAGTGAAGATTATCAAATTGAGATGAAATTTTTCTCAAGAGATACTCACACAATCTACCCCCCACAACTTGAATTTAGATGGAGAGACTATGTATTTAACACAGGCTCATCCACCACTACTATACTAAATACTTCTAATGCTACTGTTGCTTTAGATGAAAACCCAGGAATATTTTACCCTGAAAGCATAAATAAATTTAGAGTTAATAGCAGACCAACATACCCAGCACGAGTGTTTCAAACTGCTTCTCTTTATACTACAAATTACTATCTACCAACTTCTTCATATTATTCTGTAAAAGACTTGGATACTAATGAAGTTGTCATAGATTTTGATGACCAGTATACTCAATTAAGTGCTGATAGTCAAGGAAGTTATTTCACACTTTATATGAATGGTTTAGAACCTGAACGATATTATAAGATATTAATTAAAACTGTTATTGGTGGTTCAACAATAATTTTTGATGATAATTATTACTTTAAAGTTATAAATGGCTAATTTTCCTTTAAATAGAATAGTTTACAATAAAGAGGCATATGAGAAAACAATTGACACTTCGTTTGCTCAAATCCAAACTCCTGCTCCTCCATTACGTAATACTATAACAGTACCTGAATTTTTTGACCTTTATAACACTATTTTTTATGATATTCCTGTTGAAGGTGATATAAATTCTCATACTTATTTAGTAGCTAAAAGTGGGGAATATATAAACGCTGATCAAATAAGTCAAGATATTCAACTTTTATTAGATGAAATAACTAATTTAAGACAAGAAAATCTAAAACTTAATCAAGATATCCTTAATCTAAAAACCCCATCTCAATCACCAGCATAATATGGCAGTTACTATATCAAATATTGATCCTATTTTTTTAGAAAACCAAACCTATTCATTCCAGGACCTTGGCCTAATCCCTGTTGAGATAACTAGTTCAATTTTTGATCCTACTAAAAATTATATTGAGTACACTATTATAGCAAATAATGGAACATTTGAAATAACTAATCAAAATTTTATAGATTATAAAATAATAAATGATCCATCACCTTCTAATACCTCAGTTATTTTTAGTGTTGATATTAATCCTGAACAGG